GTGGTTAGGATTAGAGAACGAGGGATTAATGAAACACTATGGGTTTGATGGTTCAGACCAATACAGATATGCGAGGATATTTTAATGGGTTGGCAGATGGCATTATCAGCAGCAACATCTGTAGTGGCAGCACGACAAGCGAGTGCTATAGGTAAATACAATCAATCTATTGCTAATCGTAATGCTGAAGTTGCAGAACAAGAAGCTGAAAGATTAGAACAACAAAAAGAATTTGATATTGCTAGATTTGACCAACAGTTTGAAAGACTTCAAGGTCAAACAAAAACAAAAGTATTATTTGCTGGTGCAGAGTTATCTGGTTCTGGATTAAGAATACTAAGACAAAATGCTGAACAAGCTGAAATACAAAAAGATATTATAGATTATAATTCTAAAGTAAAACAATCTCAAAAATTAGAAGAAGCAAATTTTGCTCGTATGCAAGGCACTCTTGCAAGACAAAAAGCTAGAGCAGCTGAAATAGGTTATTATGCTAAAGCTGGAACAAGTCTATTAGGAGCATTTGGATAACCATGCCTAAGATACCTACATTTACAGCAAGAGGCAGACTCACAGCAGAGGCATCAGGAGTTAGAACTGGTATTCAAGTCTCACCAACTGCCACTGTAGCTGCTGCACTACTTCCTGCAGCTGATGCTATTACCAATTATTCTATTAAAAAAAGAAACAATGAAGAAAAATTAGTTGCTGATAAAATAATTTTAGAACTACAATCTGAATCAGATAAAATCATACAATCACAAAAAGAAAATATTGTTGAAGAAGATGCTGTTAATAATTGGAAAAATACTTTTACACCTTTAGTAAATCAAAAAATATCTACTATAAAAAACAGAAGAGTTAAAAATTTAGTTGAAACAGGAATAGATTTACAAAACTCAACAAGTATTTATGAATTAAAAAAAAATAGTTTTGAAGCATATCAAGGTGAAAGTTTAGTAAATGTAAATAATAAAATTACTTCTAATATTGGAAAATACGCAACTTCTGACAATCCAATAATGAAAGTAAAATATAAAACAATTACTAAACAAATAATTAAAGATTATGCAGATGAATTTAATTTACCTAAAAATGTACTAGATCAAAAATTAAAAGCTGCTGATAGAGATTTTTTATTATCAGACATAAATCAGTTTGCAGGTCAAGTAAATGGTGCTGAACAAATTAATGATTTAGATATTAGTTTAAAAGGAACTAATTTTTTAAATGATGAAGATTTTGGTGCTGGTGTTTACTCTGCGTATAATAATAAAATATCTGAACTAACAGTAAAAGGTAATCCAGATTCTGATTATGATAGAGCTTTAGAATTAGTAGATGAATTAAAAGATTTTAAAAGATCAAATGGTTATAAAGTAGATACAGGTAAACTTTCAGTACAAATATCTAATTTAGAACAAAAAGTATTAACTGAAAAAATATCACATGATAATTTAGTTAGAAAACAAGGAGACAACAGATTGTTTTATGATTATGCAGAAAGTTTAAAGAGTGATTTATCAAGAAGTATAGCAGATCCTTTTGGACAACCTGAACTTGCTGATAGATTAGCTGCAACAGAAGTTGAAAAAGAATTTGATAAAAAAATTAAAGATTATGTAAACATTAATCCTGAAGCAACATTACAAGAAAAAGAAGCATACGCTAGATCACTTACTTTTGTCTTACAAAATAAATATGAAGATAATAAAATTTTAAAACAATCTGAATTTAATCTACAATTATCTGCTACAGATTTAGTAGACCAATATAATACAACCATAAGTGATATGAAAAAACTTGCTGATGGTACACTAAATCAAGACACAATAGAATCTTATGAAAGTTTAGCAAGAGCAAATGGTTATCAAGATATTCAATCTTTTATGAATGATTATATACCAATATTAGAATCTCAACTTTCAAGAGCAAGATAATGGCTACAGAATTTTCTCCAGAAGTTTTAAATTCATTAGAAAAATTTAATCAAGAAACTGTTAAAATAGAACCAGTTAATTCAGGTTTAGTAAAAAATCCAGATCAACAAGATGCAAATTATTGGAACATTGCAAGAGATATGGCTTTATCTGCACCTCAAGGTGTTTTTAACGCTATAGAAGAACAAGGTGATTTTATAGATGAAAATATAATTTCATTGGGTGGATTAGAATTTACAAAAGAACAAGCATTATTATTAGTATCACCTCAAGCTGTCGTTGATCTTGAAAAACAAAAAAAAGAAAATTCAAAATTAAGATTTCAAGATTTTATACCAACATTTGTTCCACCTTCAAAATGGAAGTCAGAAGAGTATTCTAAAAAAAGACAATTACCAACTTTTCACAAACCAGAAACTTTAGCAGGAAATATGACAGAAGGAATATCAAGATTTCTTACTGGTTATGCAGGACCAGCTAAATTTTTAAAAGGTGCAGGTTTAGCAGGAACTTCACTTAAAGGAACATCAAGAGCTTTAGTTGGTGGTGCAGTTGCTGACCTTACTGTGTTTGATCCTAATGAAGGTAGACTATCAGATATGTTAATAGAGTTTGATTCACCTGTTTTAAATAATGCTGTTACCCAATATTTAGCTACAGATAAAAATGATGGTGAAATGGAAGGTAGGCTAAAAAACGTACTAGAAGGATTTGGACTTGGAGGAATTACTGAATCTATATTTTATGGAATTAAAGGTTTCAAACAAATGAAAAAAACAAAAGATTTAGATAAAAGAGCAGATTTACAAAAAAGAACAGATCAAATTATTAAAGATGCACAAAAAGGAAAAAAAACAAAAAGATTAAGAAAACTTGCTTTAGAAGATAATGATGCAATCAATACAAAAGAGGCATTGAAAGTAATTACCAAATCAAAAGAAACTGCAAAAAAAGATGCAGAACTTTGGATAAAAAAAATATTAAATACAAAATCATTAACAAGTGGTGAACAAGTATTAAGAACAATAGACAATATTGTAGATAATGGATTTGATGATATTACAAAAGAATTTTTAGAAAATGATGTGTTAGCAAACGATGTTGCACTAGAACTTGCAGAAATAGCAGGAAGAGATCAAAAAGAAGTATTGAAGGCAATTACAAAAGAAGGTGTTAGATCAAAAGATGCAACAGTTAGAATGTTAACTAACAAAATGTTTTTACAACAGTTAGGTCAAGATTATATAGATATATCAAAAAAATATTTAGATGAGTTTGGCGAGAATGTAGATAATTGGTCAAAAGAGTCTAAAGAAGAAATGGCATTAAGAGGTAAAGTAATTCAAGAAACTACTTATGCTTTAAAAGAACAAATTAGAAGTGCTGCAAGAGTTACACAAGCAGGTAGAATAAAAGTTACAAGATCAGGTGGTAAAATTTTAGAAGTAGAAGATATTGCAAAAAACATAAAAAACTTCAATGCCAATCCTGCTGTACTTGCTAAAAAAATAAAAGATATGAAACCTAAAGATGCAATAGATGAAATATCAAAAACAAAATCTCAAAAGTTTATTGAAGTATTTAATTCACTTTATATCAATTCACTGCTATCTGGAACTTATACTCATGCAGTAAACTTTCTTTCAAACTCATACGAATTATTATTAAAACCTGCAGAGCAAATTGCAGGTGGTATTGTAACTGCTAATGTAAGATCAATAAGAACTGGAGCTTCTCAATATTTTGGAATGATGTTTACTATAGGTGATACATTTAACGCTGTTAGAATTGCTTTTAAACAAGGTGATGCAGTTCTCGATCCTCTTGCTAGAACTCAAGATAACTTAAGAATTATTAATGGTAAAGCAGTAAGACCTATTAGTGGTTCTAACCTTGGTTTTGATGGTAGAGCTGGTACTTGGATAGATCGTCTTGGCTTGATTTCAGAATTACCAACAAGATTACTAATGAGTTCTGATGAATTATTTAAACAATTAAATTACAGAGGAAGATTGTTTGCTAATGCAATAGATAATACTTTAGAGTTAGGTTTAGATGTATCTTCTAAAGAAGGTAAAGCAAATATAGATAGAATTTTTAAAGAAGGTTTTGATAAAAATGGAATGGCTAATGTAAAAGATAATCCAATAGCTGCTGAATCTTTACAACAAGCAAGAGTTGCAACATTTACAAATAGTTTGGAAGATGGAAGATTGTTAAACATTGGTGGGTCTTGGCAAAAATTTTTAAGAAATAGTCCTTATTTAAGATTTCTTACACCATTTGTAAGAACACCTACAAATCTTTGGAGACAATTTGAAACTCGTATTCCTGTTTATGGTTCATTTACAAAACCAATGAGAGATTTGTGGAGAACAGGAGATAGAAGAGCAAGAGCAGAAGTTTTAGGTAGACAAGTATTTGGAATATCTGCTGCTTTATACGCTTTTCATTTAACTCAATCTTCAGTTAAAGATAAAAATGGAAATATATATCCTAAAATAACAGGTAATGGACCTAAAGATTTTAATATTAAAAAAACATGGATGAATAATGGGTGGCAACCTTATTCTATTGCAGAAGTTAAAGATGATGGAACAATAACATATAAACAATATAATAGAATGGACCCTCGTTTTTATTTATTTGGTATAGCAGCAGATATAAATGAAAATAATTTAAGTATCAATGACGAGGATAAAGAAAATATGTTTGCAGTTATGGCTTTATCAGCAATGAGATCAGCTATTAATAAATCTTATGTAAGAGGTTTATCAGATGCTTTTGAACTTGCACAAAGAACAACACCAGAAAATTTAGAAAAATACATTGGTAGACAATTTGCAAATGCAATTCCTTATCAAGCATTGATAGGTCAAGGTATACCAGGAATAACAGAATACGATAGTGATATGTTAGAGGCTAGAAGTTTTGTTGATGAAATTATAAAAAAAACACCATTAATAACTAAAACAGATTATTTAGAACCAAGAAGAGATATATTAACTGGTGAACCTATTGTTAGAAATCCTAATGCTGTTTATTTTAATCCTGAAGGTGCAATATCTTTTTTAAGTTTTACTCAAGGACCTATTTTAGTAGGTAAAGAATCTCAACTAAAAGACGATCCTGTAGTTTTAGAAATTGCAAGACTAAAAGTACCTCTATCTGAACCAAGAAAAATTATAGATAAAGTAGAATTATTAGATTATAAAATTGATGGTCAATCAGCTTATGGTTATTGGACAGAAAGAGTTGGAAAAACAAAAATTAGAGGATTGACTTTAAAAGAAAAATTAGCCACAACTTTTGAGTCTTTATCTTATAAAAGACAACAAGATGGTAATTTAGATTTTGATGGTAATAAAAAAAGAATTATACAAAGGATATTTGAGGTTTATAAGAAACAAGCATTTGGTGATGTTCTTGAAAAGTATGAACAATTAAATGAAGATTTATTAAATGCTAAGAAAGAAAAGTATGGATTTTTGCAACCAATGAGACTAGGAGATGTCAAGGAGCAACCAAAAGAGTTGTTGCCTAGACAGTAAAATAATTATATAGAGGAATAATATGACAGTATCTTCAACTACAGTAAAAAATTCATATTCAGGTAATTCAAGCACAACAGTATTTGCTTATAGCTTCAAGATTTTTGCAGACTCAGATTTACAAGTAATCATCAGATCCTCTACAGGAGCTGAAACAACCAAAACTCTAACCACGCACTACACAGTATCTGGTGCTGGAGATGCGTCAGGTGGTAATGTTACATTTACATCTGGGAATACTCCTGCAACTGGTGAAACAGTTGTTATTAGAAGAGGTCCTCCTC